ATATCCATTGACATTCCACGTTTTCTTAACTCATCTAAAAATGTTCTACGATTATGATTTAACGCCTTAAAGTTTACAAACTTACGATGGTCGTAGTAATCACCAAGATGCAGTATTTGCTTTATGTTTCTCTTTTCGCATTCTGGAAAAAATATCTTTGAGAAGAAAGTTTCTGCATTATCCAGAAATATTTCTGACGAGTTTCGTATACCGTTGTGTGTATCATTTAATATAGCTATCTTCACTGCATGAACTCACTTAAATCAGAATCGGCTATTTTAGTTCTTCTACGTTTTTTCTTTTCTGTTTTAGCAAATTCTTTTATTTCAGCGTCTCCCATCCTTACCCTTTCAATCCTGTCTTTTAAAGTATCAACAAAATGAGATGCAACTTGTTCTCCAACTCCACCAGCATCTAAGTCTGTATCAACAAAGTTTTCTATTCCTGATTTAGTCAAATACTTAAGTTTTATTTCTTGTTGTTTCTTTTCTTTTGTTATTCTTCTTAAAAAAGCGTACCAAGTTATTTGTGTAAAATACGCAAATGCATTTGGTCGACCAGTTCTAGTTGCAGCTTCTAAATTATAGTTACCTATCGCCTTAAGGCAATTTTCTACTGCATCCATAACCATCTCTTCTCGATAAGTATATCTTATGAAGTTTGCTTTATGTGATAGTCCTTCAGCAATTCTTAAAAAGCAAGTTGCTATATAGTCAGGAACTTTTGGAATGTCATTGTCTGTTTTTCTAGCAGTTTCTACTTTTTCGACGTATTCGACAACCGCAGTAGAAAAATCGGCATTATTAACATAATGTATGCTCTTTTTACGTGCCATTTTTTAACCTTTCATAATATATTATACAATACTTTTAAGCAAAAGTAAATGATTATTTTTCTCTCTTATTTGTGAAAAAACTTGTTTACAAACTTAAAAAAATGGTATATAATAAAAGAGTAGGTTGAGAGGGAAGGAATATACCATTAATGATAAGTCTTATTTCGAGGTCTAAATTTTATTACGTTTCCTTTATCAGAGTCTTGTGGATACTTATCTTCTGCCATAGCTCCATACTTTTCTTCTAAAAATATGTCCATTTCGTCATCTGACATTTTCGCTATAGCGTGTTGTATTTCATCTAAGTTTGCGTACTTTTTCTTAGTTTTATTATTTTTTGCATTCTTTACATCATATGTGAGAGCTCTTACACAAGCTTTATAGTGTTTTAAAATATCTGGCGATGGATTGGTAGTGACAATAATGTGTGATGCGTTAACCGATTGTAAAGTATTAGGGTCGTCTGAAAAAGACATCCATGGACGAAAAGCAAAAAATCGAAAGCCTTTTTGATAGTCTTCTAAAGCTATCACACGTAGAGCTTTATTAACTAAGATTTCCATCATGTCTTCACCAGTGTTCCATTCTACGACTTCACATATTATCTCTTCGTTGTTTGTTAATTTAAACTGTTTGATATCTGTTTTCATATTTCTACTTTGTATGTTTTGTGATTAAATTTTTCTCTACCATAAATTCTAAGTCTTTCGTCTGCGTGTAGTATTCCATAATTTTTTCTTGACTTCCAACTTATATCGTCAACAATATCGTAAAGAGTAGTATCGGTATTATCATCTGTCTTTCTTAGTCCTCTTCCTATGCTCTGCAAAACTCGTATCTGAGATTTCGATGGAGATGCAAAGACTATATTATGAAGGTTCCTAATATTTATACCTGTACTAAATGTACCAAGTGATGCCACAGTAATAGAATCTTTTTGTTTTTCAACTATGGCTCTTATGGCTTCTCTATCTGTGGTGGCGGTTTCTCCAGATACAAAAAAAATCTTGCGTGAGTCTTCACCGTGTTCTTTTATTAATTTATAGAGTGGTTTACCGTGCTTCTCAACGTAATTATATAGAACTAACGTGTTACCTTTTAAATCTAAAGTTAAGTTCTTAATAAACTTGTTTCTTTTTTCATATCCTACGATGTACTCGATTTCTTGTTGGTATGTTTTCTTTCCAAATTCTTTTCTAGTTTTTTCATTGTAAGTAAGCAAGATTCTACGTATTGAGAGCTTTGCGAGAGTATCATTGTCTTGTAGAGCTCGTGTGCTAGTGACTCGGTATATCTTTCCGAATAATCCTTGTAAAACCAGTTCATGCGTTAAAGCTCCATCTAAAGTTCCAGTAGTACCAAATCTGTATTCAGCTTCAGTACATTTATTCATTATTGTAGTCAAAGACTTAGATTTAAATCCATGGCATTCGTCTCCAAATACGGCTCCAAATCTTTCAAACCACTCTTTCTGAAATCTATATATAGACTGCCAAGTGCTAATTACGACTCTTTTAAAAGTTTTTTTATCTTTACCTGAGTATATTCTATGGCAATGGCTTTTTACGTCGTATCCATAACTTTCAAAATCACTGTACATTTGTTCAACTAATGAAGTAGTTGGTACTATTATCAATACATCTTTTTTATCGTCTGATGCTAGTAAGTATCGCATTAAAACATATATTATTAAAGACTTCCCAGAACCAGTAGGTGATAGTAATATGGCGTTCTTTCTTTGTATTCCTGTACATAAAGCATCAAACTGGTAATCTCTTATTTCAAAAGGTAACTTTAGTGCCTCTACGAATTTCATCATAAAGTCTGCATTTATTTCATTACCTTCATTAGGATTACCATATTCTGTTTCTTCTATCTCTAATTCGTATTCTCGAGATTCGGCAAAAGAAAGAACTTGTGGAAATAATCCTGCCAGTATTTCTCCAGTTATCTGATTGTATAATCTTATCTTGCCGTCCCATAATCTATTTTTATAAGCTGGCATAAACCTATACCCAGGTACGAAAAAAGAAAAGAACTCTCGTAATTCGGCTCCTACGCCTCTATCGCATTCTAACCTTAAAGTAGAATGATTTAATTTCCTGACTCGAATTGTTTCCATTTGATCATGTTCGATATTGTTTGGTGTCTCCATTTTAAATTATCTATTATCTCTTGTAATGTTGAAACTACTGTTTTCCAGTATTGTATTTTTTCTTCTGATTTTTGTATTTCAGGATCGCTATCATAATAATAATCCATCTCTCCTTTTAATATTTTTAGTCCGTCAAACGGATCGGCGACCCATCCTTTTTCTTCTATAGTTTTCTGATCCATCTTTCCATTATAATATAACCACTTTTCTTTAAGTAATCTTTTTTGTTCGAACTCAGTTCTTCGTAATTCTAATTTCGCAGTCGACCAAAGTTGTATGTATTTTGAATGTAATATGGGTGTTTGACGAGACGTTTCGTCCAATTGGTAGTTATCTATTATACAGTCTTTTTGCCACATGTCGTGGACTTGTTTCAAATCAATCATTATGTCTCCAATAATATATATTAACCGGTTACAGTTCCAGTTACGCTAAAAGAGTCTGAATCTACAAACCCTCCAGTAGTTGCATCTTTATGTAAAATATCAAAATAAGTAAATCTAAAAGATGCGCCAAACGTGATATAATCCGTACCACCAGTCGTAGAATTAAAAGCGATATCTGTCAGCGCAACAGGTATGCAATCTTTGTATCTAATTCTTACTATAGGATTATTAGAACTTGACAATACTGATAACGTAATATCAGATTGTGCAGGTGGTCTTTGAGTATTATTTTGAAATCTATCTAAAGCAGTAATATTGTCTTGATCGAGAATTCTTCTCATCCAAGTATGCATCTCTCTATAAGATTTCATATCTTCATCTAATATAATATTTGCTAACATCTCGTTATAAGTTAACTTATCTCCAATAAAAGGTATAGCAGATATTTTTTTATAGCTTAAATCTGCAGCGTTCATAATCACGCCAGCGTGCGTGAAGTCTTGTACAAAAAATTCTAGATTTGGGTAATTAGTTCTATCGATTACAAGTTTAAAGCTCGTAGGTTGTAGATAATTAAAGTTAGTTGTTATTGCCATCTTTGCACCTACAGTTTATTCCACCACAGCTACCTTTAATCGGTTTGTGAAATAAACCAAAAGATATGCCTGAAGCTATGAACGACATGAATACGAATGATGTTAATAAAAATGTTTCCATGATGTTATTTATATAAAAAAAGAGGAGCTTGCGCTCCCCTTTTAATATTAAGTACTAAGACTTAAGAACCTAGAATATTATCAACTCTGAATATTCTGTAGTACTGGTTAGTCTTCATAGTAGCAAGACCACTAGATGGTGTTGCACCTACGAATGGGTTAGAAGCCATTCCATATCTGGTCTTGAAACCAATTTTTGGTTGGAATGTCTCTTCACCAACTGCTCTAACCATTGTCAATGGTACGTAAGGACAGTAGAAAAGACCTGCGTCATATGGGTTAGTTCCCTTATAACCTACAGTTACGTAGTCTACTCCTGCATACGGGTCAATATAAACTCTGGTTCTACCGTTGATAGTACCTGCGAATGTATTACCTGTATCGTCTACTGCTAATGTAGTGTTCATTGCTGGAGTATAGTCCATCATACCAGCAGCAACTATTGAAGAAGCTACGTCTGATGAACAGATGATAAAGTTACCTTTACCTCTACGTGTCTCTTTAGCTATGATATTTGACTCTCTTTCGATTTGAAGAATCAAACCTTTGAACTTCTCAACTGACCATCTACCATCGGCGTCTGATTGAACGTTGAAGATACCGTTAATAGCTGTGTTAGTTTGTAAAGCACCTACTTTAGCTTGACCGTTAATAGTTCTTACGACTTCACGATTTATTTCAGCTAAGATTTCTGTTGACAAGATATTTGCCAATTCTGTCTCAGCGTCTAAGCCGTGGATAGCCTTAAGATCTTGAGCCAATTCTAAAGTGTACTCAGCTTTTAAAGCTCTTGACTTTGCAGTCACAGTAGCTTTTTCGATAGTGAATCCCATTTCTGCGAAAGCTTCACCACCAGATACGCCGAGTTGCTCAGCTTCTGCTGTAGAGTATAAGTCAATTGACTTAGTCGGTAACACAGCTGCTTCTGCTGCTGAGTCAGCGATAGAAGATACTGGGTTAGAACCTTCAGCCGGGTCAGTAAGACCGTTTAATCCTGATGGATCTGATCCCATACCTGCTAGAGCAGAGTCACCTGAGTAGTTAACTTCAGCTTCGTTGAATAGAGCTTCAGCATTATCAGCTTGACCAGCTTTAACAAGAGTACCTTTGTATCTTGATTTCATTGCGAAAATTAATCCTGTAGGACCAGTCATTGGCTGCACGCCGCAGATGTCGTATGCCATTAAGTTTGGCATAGCTCTTCTTACGAGTGCAATTAATACTGGGTCCCAATTAGCTGCAGCTGATGCTGTGACTGTAGTCTCATTCAATGCTCCGTCTTCTTTTAGAGCGATCTCTTGATTCTCTAGAACAGCAGCTGTTACAGCTTTCTTATGATGATCGGTAATTTTGCCAGCACTTTCTTCGTCAAGTACTGGAGCCCATTTTTCGATCAACTTATCGTATGATGTTGTATTCATCGACGACTCCCTTATTTATTTGCTGTTTTCTTAATTGCAGAGAGATATGAAGCCATTGAACCGGAAGCTTGTATTGGAGCTTCGTCATCATCAGCCACTTCTTCTCCAGTGGTTGTAATTTTAGTATTAGTAAAGTATGACTCTTTAACAGTAGCTACTTTCTGTGAGAAAGTTTCTTCGTCTTCAAAGTCAATTTTTTCTACTAAACCTTTTAGCTTTTCGACTTGAGTTTCAGCTAAGTCCTTAGATGCTTCTCTAATTATCGCATCTCTCTTATAGCCTTCTAACTCTTCAGCCATCTCGATAGCATCTTTAGTTGTATCATTGAGTTTAGCCTCAAGATCATCAACGGTATCTGCTAGTTCGTCAACTAAATCAGTCTTTCCTTCTGGCACTGTAATATAAGACTCTTCGAATACGTCTTTCAACTTATTCATAAAGTCTTCAGCTATTTCAGTTCTTAAACCAGTTTGGATAGCTAATTCGTTTTCTTTCATCCAGTTTTCAACTACGTAGTTTAGGTAATTGTCTACTTTCTCTACGAGGTCTGCTTTAGTATTTTCTACTTCTGCAGTAATTTCCTCATTATACTTCTCTTCAAGTCTATCAATCTCTTCTGCTAATTTTGAATTGATTGCAGTCTCAAAGATAGTTTCGGCTTTCTGCTTGAATTCATCAGACAGTGTAGCTTCTTCGCTGACAAGAGCTTTAAGATCGTCTTTAAAGTCATGCTTAATTTCTAACTTTGGCTCTTCTTGGATTGATTCACCGTCAAAAGCCTCAGGGTCTGTACCAGACATCTGTGGCTTCATTATGCCATTGTACGCGTTTTCCAGTTCTTTTTTATTCATCTTTCTGGTTGCTTTGTACATTGCGTTAATCATTCCAGCCTTAGTTAGTTTTGGCATTGGATCTCTTTTCATGACGTTTTTAGCAGTACCCATGCTTGGTAGCTTTGCGGTACCTGTAGCGTCACCTGCTTTATCAGTAGCAGCTATTGACTGAGCTTCAGCATTCTTAGGATCGTGTTGCATTTCCAAGATTTCCTCATCGTCTTCTTGGAGTTCTTCGTCCTGATCCTGATCTTCGATTATTTCTTTATCAGTCATTTTTGACTCCTTATTTTGATTTCAGTAACGAGAGGAAATTCTTAAACTCACGAACCTCGGTCTCATAGAGATTAGCTCGCGGAGCCTTCTTAATTTCAGTCTCCATTTTTTCAACTGTTCGAGATTCAATGATACCGTTATTCCAAACCCATTCTACTCCTTCCATTATCCCATTAACGAAAGCGCTAGGAGCTGATGGATCTTGTACGATGTCCACCGCGTTAAGAATATAATCGTCATTAACGACCATTGCGTTACCATTGTTCTTCAAACTTCCCATACCACGAGTCGATACACCGAATGTGACGCCGCCATCGAGTAAGCCTTTAACAACTTGTCCCATAGGAGTGTCCAATATCGATGCCTTACCCATAACATTGTTTCCTTCGAAGTGAAGGTCATCAATCTTATGAGAAACCCTATCTAAATTAACGGTCGGTCCTTCAGGATGATTCAGTTCTCCAACTGCTCTTCCCTTACTTACCTGTGTGTCTACATATTTGCCTAAAGCTTTTTCCATAATAGGCATTGGATATATTCGACCGTTTCGATTCTTTGTCTCTGCTTGCGCAAAGATTCCTTGTATAGCATAATTCTTTTTGCCAGTTTTTTTATCTTCTTCGACTAAAAAATCTAATTTATTTTCTGCGTATTCGGATATTAACTTCATGTTAACCTCTTGGATATGCTATTTTTGTAAAATGCGCATCTGCAGAACCAGCATAAACTTCTTCATCTTTTTCTTTTTGAAGTACTATCGCTTGGTTTTCATACATTTGAAAAGTAAAACCAGTAGTGTGATTAGTAATCAAAACATCTGCTGTTGCACATATATAAACGGTTTGTGCTCTGCCAACTTTAGTTCTGTTTCCTGAGCCGTTAGCCGTTTCTTTTGCAGATAAAGGTCTAATTTCCATTATTTCATTCCTTTATATTGTTTGATAAATTCAGTTACCGCTTTCTCAGCTTCTCTTTGAGAACGGTAAACATCAAGTCTATCTCCATCTACGTACGCTACAAACCCTGTACGTTCTTTATGTATTTTAACTGGTATTCTACCAACCTTCTTGTCGAATACTATTTTACCTTCTGGCTTTCTACCAGTTAATTCTCTTAATTCTAAAAAGCTTTTCATGCTTTTACCTTTATTTATACATTTTAAGATTTAGACAGCTGCGACAGGAACTTCTTCTTCCTCTTCTTCTTCAGCCTCATCTTCTGTTTCTATTTCTTCTTCAGTTTCTTCGGTTTCTTCTTCACCTTCAACTTCTTCTTCATTTTCTGTATCTTCTTCAGCTTCGTCGTCAATTTCAACTTCTTCTTCATCTTCAGGATCGCC